TTTAGCACTTGTAAACTGGCAGCCAACGGACTAATATTATAATCCTCGCCAGTTATCATTCTGTTTTGTGTATAGTATGTTTGTGGAGCATTAGTTTTAATGCTGGCATTAGTTTCAGATGATGTGCTGTTTGTTACACTTGTAGCAAGACTTAAACTAACTGTTAGCGTTTCTGTTTGATTACTGGCACTAGTATATGGTATACTAAAAATAATATTAACTATGTCGCTAGGATTTATTGTGTATGATAAACCGTTACTAGTTCTATAATATATTCTAAAATTGCCTTGTGGCAGTTGGCCAAATGTTCCATCTCCAAAACTTAAACTAATAGCGTCACTAGCTCTAGTAACAATGCTATAGATAGTTTGAATTGTATTATCCAGATTATTATAGATAACACTATTACCGGCTGTTGAAGGAACAGGTGTCCAGAGTGTTTTTTCTAAACCAGTGCTTTGATCTAATTGATATAACCATACATCAGAGTCATTAATATTTTGTGTATTAATGTCTATACTTTGATTACTTGTAGGTTGGGCCACTGTAAATGTTCCCTGGTTTAGAGTCCCCTGTGTAAAATTAAAAAAGAAACCAGTACCTGGACTGCTTGCGCCATAACCGTCATCCGCATAAATGCAAGCTATACTATTGCCTACTTTAGGAGCCTCTTCATAAACATAAGTCTCACCTTTGAAAGTAGTACTAGTAATCTCAAAGTCCATATTACGACCCGATACAGTTTTACTAAATGGATAAACTGGTACATCAGTATTGCTTGCATTAAATCTATATTGTGCCGTTGGTACTCCGTAGATTGTAGCACTATCGACTGGATTTCCAAATTTTTGTGTTGCAGGCAAGGCGGCATTAATAATGCTGATAAATTGATTGTACCAGTTGCTGTTACTAGGATCATTCCATGTTACATATTGCCCTGATAAATTTCTGCCGTTATTATCGATGACAGACTCAGTTGTTTGTACTGAATTAAATTTTAATAAACCTTGAGCGGGCGTATTTCGTTTAGCATTATAGTTAATCATACGTGCTAAACGTAGCACACTGTCTCGGCGCTCGGCTAATTCTAAGAAATTTTCGCGAGCATTAAGATCTACACGGAAAGCAATACTTTGACCTATATAGGCAATTAAATCTATAAGAGCAAGATATTCGCTAGATTCTATATAATCATTAAAATCTTCAGGAAAATTAGTACGAATGTACTCAATCATCGTACGACGTAGATTTTCAAAATCATAGCTTTGAAAATCTGCATTCTTGAAAGACTGATAAATTTTTTGCCAATCTTCTGATATTAATAGATTATTTTGACGATCCGTTGAGCTCATTATACTATCCTGTTTTAGTATTTATTGGATTTAATTAAGTGCGTAGTTAATAAGTAAGACCGTTAGCTTGATCAAAGTTCAGTTGCAGAGCTTCTTGAAGATTATACAAAAAATACTTTAGTTCACACTGAATCTGTATACCAGTATCGTAAGGTGTAATCACAATATTACTAGCTTGTATTCTAGGGTCACTGTTAAAAATCTCGTTAACATTTTGCATGATTAAATTTTGAATTTCCGGAGTTAAAGGCTCAAATAACATATCCCATATAATTGTTCCAAAATTTGGTTGCATAAGCCGTTCACCCTTACGTACATAAAAATGATTGAGTAGATCTTGCTTAATTAATTCAAAGTCATAGAGAGAAAAGTTTTGTGTATTGGTATTGACTGTGCTAAATCCCTTGTAGACCTGAGAGGTATTTTTACCTTGAGGTGGATTTTTTGCATTAACCGGTGTACCTGTATAAAGAGTTATTGCCATGATTATCCATTTCCTTTTAAGAATGTGTCCATTGGACAACTGTAAGTTTTCCAGGCATCGGGTGGAGAAATAGCACTTCCAGATTCTCTATCTGTCTTATCTGTTTTGTAACTAGAAGGATCTAAGTTTTCATGTCCTGGATAAGGTTCAGTTGTAGGAATACGTAACATAATGCTAGTAATAGTACTGCCGTCTTGTGCCGGATTATCAAACGTACTAAGCGGATCGGGCGGGCTAGCTGTATCAGAAGCAGACGACACGCCTGAATTCAAATTGATATCTCCGCCATCGATACTGGTATTTGCGGCTTTGATATTCATATTGCCGCCGCTGGTAAGATTATTACCTCCAGAAGTATTAAGGTCAAAATCTCCTCCGGTAACAGTAACTTTTGTTGTTCCTGCTATCTGTTCGTCATGGGTGCCGGCTACTTTGATAGCTACTTTTCCGTCAACTATAGTTATTTTATCTTTGCCGACTTCTGTCTGGTGTCTTTCTGCTACCTTAAGATTAAAATTCCTACCTGCTTCTATGTTAATATCTCTGTCTGCATAAAAATTTAAGTCGTTGCCTGTATGGATACTAATACTATCTTGAGCATAGATATCTATTTTACCATCGCTAGTCAGTTCAATCCAACTAGTTCCTCTACTGTTAGTAATGTAGATCAGATCTTCAGTATTATGTAATAGAATCTGATGTCCGGTGCGTGTTCGCAATCTAATCAATTCATTAGCAGGCTTAGTGACATCACCATCTTTATCTCCTGCGTCGATACTAGCATACGTTGGCGGGCCACTGCTGGCATCTGTTTTTCTCAACCAGTTAGCATCTCCATCATCCATTACAAACGTGCTGCCGCCTAGTCTACTTACCCATGCATCTGTTACCTTCCATTCAGCTTTTCCTATATCTCCTTTTTTAGCATCAGGTTGCTTATCAAGAGGACCGGGAGTGCTTATACCAAACACGTTACTAGGACTTTCTCTTCTAGAACTACTAGTTGTAATTCCTCGTATATCGTCTAACAACAATCCTTGTTGATCTAAAACTTGAGAGAAAGGATGTGTTGGTTTAAGATTTTTTTCAGGATCTCCGGTATTGTTATTGCCTGAATACGACTTATCATATTCAGCAGTTGGAACTCTACTTGCTGAATCTCCTGTGCTAGTTGTCACTGGCCCTTCTACCGACTGTTGAGTAGCGGCTAGCCCTGGCATCATAAAATTCATGTTGTCATCGGGAACACAGCCTATCCAATAACCACGTTTAGGATCACCGTCAATGAAAATAATTACAACTGTCACTCCTACATCGGGAGGAACCATCCACATACCATAACTTTTTTGTGTATCATTGTAGTCATTATTCTCGCCTGTAAAGGCAACACTAGTTACTCCATAAAAAGGACTTAGATATTTTACCTGATGTAACTGCGTTTCAGAACTGCTGGCACCAACTGCTCGTAATATTTCAACTTCTAAAATTCCCATATAAGTGGGATCGAGATTACTTACAACTCTTGCAAGAAATGGACCAGGTTTTCCTTCTTTAGGTTGCGATGAATATAGTTCGTTTTGATCTGTCATATAAGTTATTCCACGGCTGCCGATCCTGAAGTTGGTGCTGGATCTTTTTTCTCATTTGACACGTTTATTGTTGCAGATTTATCACCGCTACCAGACAATTCTTGTCCATTACGCCTGGGTCCTGAAAGTGATTGTGTAAATTGTCCTCCGGAAAATCTACTGACAACTTGTATGACTCTGTAGATACCACTCCAAGCCAGTACCGGAGCGCTTTTTGTTGATTTTCCAAAATCGTACAATCCAGTTGTTTGATTAATATCGACAGGACTTCTAAAATTAACCTTGATATCTACTTCACCGTTTTGATAATTTACTGTGCCGTCATGATTTAAGTTTTGATACTGAGTCGGTGAAGATGTATAGTTTCCTGTTCCACTCTGTGCTATCCAATAAGGATCTCCTATTATCTGTAGATCCAATTGCATCATTCCAGATGCACTAGTAATAGCTTCGTGAAATTGTCTTGCAACTCTAGTGCCTTCTGTTTCAATTCCTCCTCCGCCTTTATTATCAGAAGATGTTTGTGTTCCGCCATAGTTTACACTAGTAGGAGTAACACCTAATTTTTTTTCAGGTGCTTTACCATCACCTACAGGAATTACATTAGCTTTATCTGTGCCTTCAGCTCCACTAGTTTGCGCTTGACTCTTATTATCTTGTGTTTTCTTTGTAGTTGTAGCTGCCATCTTGGCTACAAATCCGGTTTTGAATTCTATATGGAATTTTAATACGTCGACATTTTTGCCAGTATAGATATAGTCATAAACTTTAACACATTGTTTTTCAAGTTCAGCAAACCCCGGAGCTTTTTTGTTTGCTTCAACTTGACCGCTACTAGTATGCACTGTATAAGGCACTATTCGATATACAATTACTCTTGGAATATCACCTGTTGCAGTATCAACATTGCCAGAACCTTGTTGATATAATTGAGTATCAACCCTAAACCACTGTCTTTGTCCCTTGCTATCAATATTGCCTTGTTTTAATTGTGTGGTAACATAGTCGCTGTTTAGTATAACTGCTTCTATAGCAGTAGGAATATCTGTATCTTGGCTAAATTTAATATCACTGATAGTTGGATTAACACCGTTATTGCTCCTAATAACATCTCCACCAACAATAACTTTTTGATCTTTACCCACCGGAGCATCGCCTTTACGTGTTTCTCCATAGCCCATCTTGGCCTTGCCTATGTCGTTAACATTTGCAGGATCCTGTACATAGGTGTTATTGGCCGGAATCGTGCTTTTTACTAAACCTAACTGCTGTGTAATTGCATCTAAAGAATTAGACTTAGTCGATGCAGTTGCACCTGTAGAATCTTCTGTCGCTCCGCTTTTACTAGATCCTGCACTACTAACATCTTTAGGAAACAAAATTACAATCTGATCTGGAATATTAACTACTTTTTCTGTTTTTAATTGTTGTAGTCTTTTATTTAGGACTACTTGAAGACTTTTTTCTCCTGTTTGCAAAACTTCCTGCACAGTTGTACCTTTAACACTTGCATCTGTTTTAACTGTTCCATGTTGCTGACTTAACGCAGGAGCATTACATGGGTAGCAGTCGCAACGATAAACGGCACCTCGTTCGTCAACTGTCATTGTAATATTTTGGAAATGGAATGGTATTTTCCGGCTAGTGTTTGGAATATTTGCCATAGTTCCATTTTCTTTAGATCCTCTAAAATCTATAGTTAAGAGATAAGGCGCTTTAGTATAGTTGTCTTGTTTTACATTCCATGCCGCTTGTTGTAAAGACATAATAAACGTACCCATACTGTATGGTTCGATTATGTCAAACGACATTTTGAACATATTAGTTGTATTGTTTTTTTCAAAACCTATATTGCTGGTAATTTCTAAATTATCTATGATATAATCAAATTGTCCAAACGGTGTTTTAATTCTATTGGATGGATCTGCGTTAGCATCTTTAAGAATGTAATTTAATTTTCCGCCTTTCATATAACTTTTATCTGGATTATTAAACTGATCTGACGTCAATACCGCAAGTCCTATAACATAATCATAACTAGCATAATCAAAAAGAGGATTTTTTAACGGAAGTTTTACGCCCGATAAAGGCTTGAAAAAACTTCCTATACCGCTGACCACACCAGATACTAGATCTCCAACCGACGACAGTGCGCTTGCAGGACTAAAATTTGCAAGGTCCGATAACCCATTACTAATTGTATCTGAAACCGATGCTGTAGCAGAATCTATAGTGCCACTTATATTATCAAGACTTGGCAATCCCATATTATAAACCTAAAAGAGACGTTAAGGAACTTTTTTTACAGATATAGATTTGTGTACCTGGAGCAAAATCTAAAACAGGATCTTGTAAGACATCTAAATTCCGCTGAATAAAAATCCACCACAGATTAGGATCTTGATACAAATCGGCTGCTAACAAATCTGGTCTGTAAGCATATTGTGGTTCAATTGTGTATAGATAATCATCCACTTCTGCAGGCACAGGTCGTATCACTAACACATCTAAATAATTGTTAGTTATAGGAGTATTATACCAAGGAGTAGTATTAGAATAGTAAACAGCCATAAATTAAATATATCCAAACGAGTTATTAAGATAGCCGCCGCCAACAAATCTATCAAGACTGAAGTTCTTAGCACTGTTTCTACTGTAGATAGGCTGTAGTGTTACGTTAAAACTGCTCTTTGTCGGTACGTGGCTAACTCCGCCGCTAGTACTTCCGCCTAACCCAAGAGATCCGGCTAGTCCTGCAATTTGTCCTACTCCGCCTGCTATGCTACTTATTCCGCCTGCTATGTCTGACAGTGCTCCTCCTGGATCACCTAACCCTCCGATTGCGCCTGCTAGTCCTCCTATGCTGTCAGATACACCCTGTATGTCACCGGCAGCACTACCTACTACATTTACTCCTATATAATCAGACTGTGCGTCTAATGTTGTATTAAAACTAGTCACAACAACGGGTATGTTCTTGAAAACATAGTTGCCATATCCGTTTAAGAAAACTACAGGAGGAGGATTACCGGCCTTAGGGTCATTTCCTGCAAACATTTTGGTAAGACTACGTAAATAATGAACTGCGGCAATCCAGTATAACCCTTGTGTAGCATCTTCAACGTTCATAGGAGCAGTGATTGTTATCTGCCCTGGTTCACTATTTTTGAACGCCTGGAATGTATAGTTGGTATGTACTGTAGGAACTGCACTATATGTGGCAGTACTTGCAATAGTAATTGAAGGAGTATAAGGAAATATGAGACCACCTGCATCTTTTAAGGGCTTAAGAACTGGACTACTTTTGAAACTGGTCCAGTTTGCAAGACTTAATCTTACACGCCAATCATTTGCTGCCGCATCACCCCCAAAACTACTAACTGCACTGACAATATCGCCAACTGCTTCACCTGCTTCAGGTAAATTAACTGATCGAAGTGCGCTCATTACACCGCCAGGATCGCTATTGTATCCTGTGCCGAGTGCGCTGGCCAAATTACTGGCCACATTTACACCTTGGCTAGCGGCACCGATTAGATTCTGTGAAGCAGTTGCAGTTTGGATGAAACTATCGCCTAAAGCCATAATAAAATACTCCTTTTGATGTATTATTTATTTGACTTTGTTAAGTGCGTAGTTTATAATTAATCATTAGAGGACTCTACAGGATGACAGCGAAAGTAAATTACCTAAACAACAAGGATATGTTGTTAGAAATACATAGATCAAAAACATCTTATTGTGTTTTTACCAAAAAAGAATATCACCAATATGATCTAATAGTACCCAGTTTAGACAAAATCAATATAAGAACTATAGCGGAAGCCAAACGTGTACAGGCTAAACGATTAGGTCAACAGGAGTTTGAACGTAGAAAGAAAGCAGGAGAAAAGATAAAACTAGCCGATTGCGAAGTTGACTATAAAAAAATTGCTAAAACAGATGTGATATTCAGAGTTATGACTTTTGATCACATTCCA